GTCATGAATTTAAAAAAGGCAGCAGATAGATACAGGAAAGGTGCGTAGTAAGTAGTGTAAAAAAAAGCCCACATAATCATAAATGGAGAATTTGAACATTCTTGTTGAAGCAAAAAAAGAATACACTGGACAGTTGTGTGATATCATGATCCCAGTTATGATTAATGTATTTGAAGATTTGTATAAAGAAGCCGAAAAGATGTCTAATGGTAAAAAAATTTTAATAATGTTCCAGAAGCTTTTAAAAGAAGTACCAAATTGGAGTAATGCTATGAGTAAATCTCATAGTGATAATATCACAGAACGATGTGCATGGTTTAACGATTTACTTGCCGCAGTTTTCGTCAGTCATGTTAAAATCTTGTCTTCTGTTCGTCTCAAATCCGAAAATAAGAAAATCTCTTTAAAGCTTCCTACGAACGAAGTATTTATTCAAACTGCGTATAACAATGTCGCAAAGGAATTGTATAAGGATCCGTACATTTTCAACGAGGAACAAAGTGAATATGTTCGTGATGAAAAACTGGCGTGTAGAATCACACAGAGTATTGAATCAACAATCAAAGAACTTATCCCAGTTCAACAAATCCTACAAACCTATATGTCCCAGGACACGAATAACATTGATTTAGGTGGTGAAATGCAAGATACAGAAGATCCCGATGTGATCGATGATCAACTTGAAGAGCCTTTTACAGAGGGTGGTGAAATGGGAGATTTTGGAAGTGAAGAAACACACGAAGAACCCCCGATCCAACACCAACACCAAGACCAAGAAACTGGTGAAGATTTTACAGAACCACAACAAGGAATACACGAAGTTCCGGAAATGGTACCATCTCTCGATAATGAATTCAAGACAATTCCAATGGTACGAAACACACACTACCATAGAGGAGTAGATGTACCTCAGGATAATGTATTATTTGGTGATGCCCCCGAACACCGAACAAAAAAAGTTGGTTATAATTAAATGGAACTAGCAGAGTACTTCAGGGAGCCGACAAGCGCCGCACTTTCCGCCGCAGCCATAACGGCCCTATACATTCACTTCAAAGCTTATATCAATAATGAAAAAAAATTAGAACTTAATGAATACGCCAAACCAGCCGCACTTAACGCCATTCTCGTCTACTTCATTGTCTCTAATGGTATAGGTCAACGTGAAACGATATCAATGGATCCATTCTAACTTAAAGATTACGCATATATTATAAGTAAAAATGGCGTCCGTTAGTGCTTTCAATGACATGATGGGACAGTTCCTCACGGAACTCTACAAGACAACCGAGGATAAGGGTATTAAGAAGTTTATTACATCGTTTGAACTTCTTAAACAAACTAATCCCAAAAAATGCGTTGAAGCCTTCATGAAGGGTATTCAACCACACGCTGATAAGATTTCTCAACGTGACGAAACGTTTATTCGTGATATCCAACAGATTGAGTTTCTCAAAGATTTGAATATCCATGAGCATTGGAATAGTAAACTTTCGGAAAACACCAAGAATGCAATCTGGCAGTACCTACAAACATTGTATATGCTTGGTACTACGATTACATCGATTCCACAAGAAACCCTTTCTATGATTGAAAATATCGCAAAAGACTGTGCTGATAAAATCGAGTCTGGTGATGGTGAGTTCAATCAGGAAGCGTTGATGAAAACAATGAGTAATATGCTTGGTGGTATGATGAAAAAATAAACCTCATCATATATAAATGAAGGTTTGGTTCGAAGATTTCAAGCAAATCATTGATTCTCAAAAGGTAACCCAATTTTGGCCTAATAACACACAGACACCAGAAGAACGTGTGAATGCCGCATCTCGTTTTGTAATATATGCAACATGCATTTTGTATCTCATTCGCCGAGACGTTCGTATATTTGTACTTGGTGGTATGGTTCTTGGTGTTCTTTATATAATGTATAAATCAAATATGATCAAAGATGCTGCTCATCGACCCACTTCATCATCTTCTGAATATGGTGGATGTCAAAGACCATCAAGAGATAATCCAATGGCAAATGTATTAATGTCTGATTACACAGAAAATCCATCCAGAGATCCAGCGTGTTTTTTCCCAAGTGTTCGTAATGGGGTTGCTCAGTTTTTAGATAACACCATTAGATATGATTCTGGTAGGTCCAGGAGTCCACTTCCAAAATATCAACGGAATTCTATGTCTCGTCAATTCGTAACTGCACCCGTTTCATCTATAGGTGGCGATCAATCTGGATTTGCCGAATGGTGTTATGGGGGTGGTAACCCCATGTGCAAGAGTCACGGGGGTATATACTGTGATCCAAACGCACGTGGTGTGCAACTCGAGGCATTCGCTGGTCTCGATCCATCCGGTGATGTCCGAAGTTCTCGATTGGGGCATGGCATAGCAGCATAAATAAATCTTAAGTAATAGTAAAATGGCATATCAGCTCCAACCTGGTTTGAGTATTGTTGAAAATAAAGGTGCTCTTCCCCAAGTACGAGCTACCGACGAAATTTTTCTTTATCCTCAGCCCAGTTCCAATAACTGTGGCTCATGTAGACCTAATACAGAGTTATATGGCACCGCACCATATATGGCAGGCAAAGGTTCGCCGGCACGATTTATCGACGTAAGTGATCAACTCAGACCACAAAGTACCTCGAGATTTAATAAACATTTAGTCCAGACTCATGAACGTAACCTCTTCCCGCTTCAGAATATGAAGTGTGTCCTTCCTATCAAGACGATGTCATATGAACCTTCGAGTACACGTGCAGAACTCCAGAATGATTTATTTCATCAAAGATACCGTAATAAAAATGTCGATAAGAATTAAGAATGGCTGACCCAATCTCCCTTCTTGCTGTCGCCGGTTTAATTTATACCGGTCGAAACCTCAGTAACAAGCTTGAGAGAACAGCTCCCGAAGTTATAGAAGAAATTGACTTTTCAGAAGTTGAGCCCGAATACATGGAGGAGTTTGGCGACGCTGTCGCAGACGTCTCTAGAAAATATGAGGTAACTAGTTTTGCTGAATTGGCGCCACAACAAAGAAGCTCGGGACAAGAAGTTCTCGGTATGCGAGATCGTATGTTTGACCGTGGCCGAATGAATAACCTCTCACCCGTTGAAAAATCAATGGTTGGTCCCGGTTTGAATGTTGGGTACGATACCCCAGCACAGGGGGGGTATCAACAACTTTTTCGTGTGAATCCTGTGAATGTCGGTGAACATCGTCTCACGACTTTACCAGGTAGAACGGGTCCTGCACACGATACACGAGGTTACAGAGCACCAGTTGTTGGACAACTGACACACAATATGCCGGAAAAGACTGCATTCCTTCCGAGTAGGCGCCCAAGTGTGTTTGGTCGAGCTCAGGGTATGACAGGTGTAACACCGCGACAAGAACATGAACGGACAAAGAGAACCACAAACCGTGCAGAGACTGGCATGAGAACCGACGGTCTCGAAACTGCACCGGCTAAACGTCTTGTTCCTCAGGGTGCGGTACAACAAGACCCGACACGTTTCAAAGGTGATCTCACAGATTCACAATTTAAATACAATAACCACCCAACGCCGGGTATTCACAGTTTCCACGGTGGTTATACAAATACCCCGGAGATCTTAATGAGTTCGACGAGAACAAATGAAGATCTCCAGAAATATGGTTTCAGACCAGAAGACCGAAGAGAAAAGGTCAATCGTATGGCTAACCCTGGGCGTATGAATGTGAGAGCCGGGCCATTGAACCAAGGTGGCCAAGTCACAACAGTTCGGAGTGACACCACGCGCATTGATGGGCGTATTAATGCACCAAATGGTGGTTGGACACAACAATACCAACAAAAACCATACCACCAGTTTAACGCCTACAAGGGTAATGAAAATCCTTATGCAAATAATATGAGTCTTAATATTGCGAAAAAACAACTCGAAAGC